CTGATGCAAACTCATTTATTGAGGGTTTAGTCCTCAGTGATGACGCTGCTGCATGGGATAATTCTACGACTGATAATAAAAATCGAGCATTATTTACCGCAGCCCAGAGGATAGACAGAGAGAAGTTTTTGGGAGCTAGAGTAGACGATACCCAGGCACTTGAATGGCCAAGATCAGGAGTAAGAAAACCTGACACATACACAAATTTGTATGGCTTATCTTTTCCAAATAGATTAGTTGCTGATTATTACACTGACACTGAAATCCCAGATCGTGTAAAAAATGCACAGGTAATTTTGGCGGTATATCTCAACAACAACAGGAACGGGTTGGAGTTGAGTGGACTTGAAGATTTTGCAACAGTAAGTATCGGTAATATAAATGCAACCCCTAGATTTTATGGGGCAGTTGGTATTGATCGAATCCCACCTATAGTTGATCATTACCTGATGGGTATTAGAATAGGTGGAAGAGCAAACTTATCAATCAAGAGGTCATGAAAATGGGTTACGGCTACGAGTATCCA